TGAGCCAGCCACAGGCTCTCCTTACTACTACAGCTTTAATGGTATTAGTTCTGATGGAGATACTCAAGTAGACTTATACCCTATACCTGATGATACTTATACGTTACGTTTTAATATAGTACAACGCCAACCTGCTTTAGAAGCAGAAGCAGATACTATTATGATACCAGCTAAACCTATAGAACTATTAGCATACGCTATGGCTATTGAAGAACGTGGTGAAGATGGTGGTGTTAATCCTGTTACTGCTTATGCTATAGCAGAACGTGCCTTATCAGATGCTATCACATTAGACTGTGGTAAGCATCCTGAAGAAATTATTTGGGTGGCTCACTAATGCGGGCTAAAAGCATACTAACAGAAAACTTAACTACTGCTGCTCTTACTGATAGTACAGCGTTACTGTACACTGTACCACCTAATACTAGAGCCAAATGGATATTAGCTTTTGTATCTAATGGTTCTGGTTCTACTATCTCTAACGTACACTTAGAAATATCTAATGGTGTAGATATAGTTGTATTGGGGTCTAAGTCTTTAGGTTCAGGTGACTACATCGAGTTAGAAATGAATGGTGGTTATGTAATACTAGAGTCTGGCTATGAGCTTAGAGGCAATGCTGGTTCTACTGGTGTTAGCTGTATTTTAACTGTGGAAGAAACTTCTAGTACGGTGACTTATAATGGCTAAACCTTTACAACCTGCGTCAATCGTAGCCCCTGGATTTTTTGGTCTTAATACTCAAGAGGCTGGTGTAACACTAGAAGCTGGCTTTGCCTTACAAGCTGACAACTGTGTAATAGATAAGTATGGTCGGCTAGGTAGTCGTAAAGGTTGGGCATACCGTACAACTCAATTAGGTGGTGTTAATGATGCTAATAATGGTGTAGACCTTCTAGGTACTCATATATCTATAGACCTAGCTGGCGTTAAAAGAAACTTATCTTGGAACGCCACTACCTTCTACAAGGGTTATAGTAATTTAGAAGTCATTACACCTAGCACAACAGATACTATTACAACAGGAAACTGGACTGCTGCTAGTCTTAACGACAGGACTTACTTCTTTCAAAGAGGTTATAAACCATTAGTATATACAAACGAGTCTACAACGGACGAGTTTAAGTCTATAGACACTTTTACTGGGTATGATGGTACACCACCACAGGCTAACATAGTTATGTCTGCATACGGGCGTTTATGGGCTGCTGACACTAACTCTAATAAAACAACTGTGTACTTTTCTGACTTATTAGATGGCTCTAAATGGGGTTCAGGTAGTGCAGGGCAGCTAAACATAGCTGGTACGTTTGCTAAGAACAGTGATGTTATTACTGGTTTAGGCGCACACAATGGCTTCTTAGTAGTATTCTGTAAGAACTCTATTATGTTGTTTCAAGATACTGATAGCTTTGAAGCCAGTTTTGATGTTACTACACTTTCTTTAGTAGAAACTATTGAAGGTATTGGTTGTATATCTCACAACACTATTCAAAATGTTGGTGATGATATTATGTTCTTATCTTCTACAGGTGTTAGGTCTTTAGGTAGAACTATCCAAGAGAAGTCACAACCATTAAGAGACTTATCTAAAAATGTACGTGATGATTTAATTACCCTTGTAGAGAATGAAGGTACAGATACAAACATTAAAGCTGTGTATTGTCCTAACTTCGCTTTCTATTTACTTTACTTTCCAAGTGCTAGTGTTGCTTTTGCTTTTGATACTAGAAGCCCACTACAAGATGGCTCTCTTAGGATTACTAAGTGGGTAGGTATAGACCATAATAACTTTGTTTATGATGCTGATACAAGACAGTTACTGTTCTGTCAAGCCAATGGATTAGCTGAGTACTTTGGTTCTCAAGATAACGGAAGTGCATTTAACTTTAAGTATTACACTAACTATTTTGACTTAGGTAACAGTAATATAACTAAGATAGCTAAGAGATTATGTGTAACATTGATTGCACCAGACAACCAAACCTTCGTAACTAAACTTGGTTTTGATTACTCTACTAATTATTTTAGTTACCCTTACGTTATTGAAGGTGAGGGTATACCTTACTACTATGGTGAGGATGAATATACAGTAGCAGAGTACTCAGGTGGTATTAGTATTAGGACTGTAAGTAACTCGGTTGGTGGTAGTGGTACAGTTATTCAAGGTGGCTTTGAAGCAGAGATAAACGGTGCACCACTTAGTATTCAAAGACTTGACGTATTTATTAAATCTGGAAGAACACAATAAAGGTATTATAAGATATGAGTAATTATGTAAAAGCCACAGACTTTGCTTCTAAGGATGCCTTATTGACAGGCGACCCCCTGAAGATTGTAAGTGGTACAGAGATAAATGATGAGTTTAATGCTATTCAAACTGCTGTTAATACTAAGGCAGATATAAATAGCCCTACTCTGACAGGAGCACCTTCTGCACCCACTGCTGGAGCTGGCACTAACACAACACAAATAGCTACTACATCTTTTGTAACTACTGCACTAAGTAACTACTCTGCTGTAGTGGATGCTGCAATATTAGCTGCTAAACTAGCATTATATCCAGTAGGCTCTATTTATACTAACGCTACTGATGGTACTAACCCAGCTACCTTGTTAGGTTTTGGTACATGGACAGCATTTGGCGCTGGGCGTGTTATGGTTGGTTTGGATAGTGGTAATACTAACTTTGATGCTGCTGAAGAAACTGGCGGTAGTGCTGACGCTGTAGTTGTTTCTCATACGCATACAGCCACTGTATCAGACCCAGGACACAGTCATAAACAAACTAATGATAATAAAACTGGTGTTGATAATGATTATTATGGCGCTGGTGCTAGGTATGTTGCAAATGGTCAGAACACCTCAACAGAGACAACGGGTATCACAGTAGGTGTAAACTCTACGGGTTCTTCTGGCACTAACGCCAACTACCAACCTTACATCACTGTGTATATGTGGAAACGTACAGCCTAATATGAAAATTACACATTTCCCTAATCAAGAAGTAGACGTAGTTTGGCACAAAGTAAAAGAATACTTTGAAGGTTGTGCTGAATATACTTACGGTAGGTTTACAGCTAATGATATTCGTAGTGCTGTTAAGAAAAACCCCAACCAACAATTATGGATAGCTCACGAAGAAGATAAGATATTTGGTTTTGTTATTACAGAACCTACGGAGTACCCACAGTTAAAGTCTCTTGTTATGCACTTTACTGGTGGTACAGAATTAGAATTGTGGAAAGAAGATATGTTAAAGACTATACAAGGCTTTGCCCATTCAACTGGTTGTGACATTATAGAATCACAAGGTAGAAAAGGTTGGAGTGAAGTATTTAAAGATGACGGGTTTAAGTCTCGTTTTATGTTTTATGAATTACCAGTACAGGAGATAGTGTAATGGGTGGCGGAAAAGGTGGTGGTGATAAACCAGAGATTGACCCTAGAGCAGCTAGGATGGCTCAGGATGCTGTATTTAAACCTTATACTTTAACAACTGGTGTTGGTAGTACAGAGTACGATAAAAAGAAAAATGCTTGGTCTACTACCTTAGACCCAACACTACAAGGAATACAACAGGCAGGTTATGGTGGTGTATCAGGTCTTATGTCTCAAATACCAGAGGCATACGGTAGAGAAGCTGCACAGTTTTCATTTGACACAGATTTAGCAGGGCGTACTTCTGATATATTCAGAGAGCAGTCTGCTTTACTAGAACCAGCTTTTGCACAACAGAGACAGCAACTGCAATCAGACTTATTTGGTAGTGGTCGTATGGGGCTTATGCTTGCAGGAGAATCTGCTGGAGCAGGTGCAGGTGGTATGGTAAACCCTGACGCATATGGACTCGGTAGAGCGCAATCTCAGACTTTAGCTAATCTAGCTGCTCAATCAAGACAACAAGCTCTTGGGGAACAACAACAAGCGTATGGTATTGAGTCTGGTATCTTTAGTACTAATGAAGCAATGCAACAACAACGCGCTCAAAACCTACTCCTTGGTTCTACTGGTATGCTTGGGTTTGGTGAGGCTATTACTGCAAGAGAAGCAGAACTTATGAAACTCGGTCTTACTGCTGAACAAGCAAGGGGTGCTGCTTCTGCTCAAGGAGCTAGTGCATTTGCTCAAGGACAACAGGCTGCTGCTGCAATAGCACAAGCAACTCCTGAAGAGCCAGACTTACTAGGACAAGTGTTAGAAGGTGCTGTAAGGGTAGGGGCTGCATACGTTACAGGTGGTATGTCTGAAGCTGCTCTAGCAGGTACTAAAACTTTAGTCGGCGATGGCGGTGGTGGAGGTGGTTACGTTGGTGACTTTAACAGTGGCATGACTGGAGGCCAACTCTTTAAGTCGCCAAATCTTTAAGTCGTAAGACACACCTACATAACCTAAACAATTAAACACACATACATAGGGTATTATAAAATGGCTGGATTATTTGATTTTAAATCAGCAGAAGAAATATTAAAAGAAAGGCAAGATGCAACTCGTAAGAATGTTATGGAAGCCTTTAACCAACCTGGGCAATATAAGGTTAGGGGAGAGCGTACAGCAAATGCTATAGGTAAGGCTTTAGGCTTGCTTGGTGGTAAGTTATTTGCAGATAGCCCAGAAGAACAAGTGGCTGGACAAATGCAAAGGGCTAATCAACTTGCACAATCTTTAAAGCCTGTAGAGGGAGAGTCACAATCCCAGTTCTATAATAGGGTAGCAGTAAATTTTAATGATGCTGGTTACCCTCAAAACGCTTTAAAGGCTCTCACACTAGCTAAAGAGGCAGAAGCAGTAGAAGCTAAAGAAGCTCAGAGACAACTAGAGCGAGCCACTTTAACCAAGAATCAAGAAGAGACTTTAAAAATACTAAAGAGTAGAGAAAAACGTGAACAACAAGAAGCAAACCTTTTTAATTCCGAAGTAGGAGCAACCTCACCACCAGCAAATAAATCATATAAACCCGGAGACGTAATTACAAATGCTGAAGGTAAACAAGTCGTGGTACAACAAGATAGAACTCTTCTTCCTTTAGAGGTGGTTAATGCTCGGAAAAAAGCAGCAGAACAAGGGGTTACTTACGAACCTAGTCAACTTGAAAAAACCTATAATTTTCTTACTAGCCCTTATAGTGCTATAGCGGACGCTATAAGTGAACGGGAAATACTTGGTAAAGCACAAATGGTTTCAGGGGCTTTAGAAAAGAATATTGCTAGCCCTAGAGATTTAGATGCTATGAGAGATTTAGTCAAACTTCCACAAGAGGAAAGTGGACTAACAATACCACAGTATAATAGAGCTAAAATGCTCGTAAAAGCTAACCCAGAATAAGAAGGGTATTAAATGGTATATTCTTATACACAAGAAGAAATTGATGCAGCATTTGGTAATACAAGTACACCTACAGAAACACCACAAGATGGTTCATTTACCTTTACGCAAGAAGAAGTTGACCAAGCGTTTAGTCCTTCTGGGGGCGACATAGCAACAGGACTTCTTGCTGAGATAGGTGTAGCTACTGGTGGACAGATGGGGGCAATCGCAGCGGGTGCGGCTGTGGGTGGTCCTGTAGGTGCAGGTATAGCTATTGCAGGTACTTTTGGTGCTGGGTTCTTAGGTAGTTTGGTTGCTCAAGAGATAGAGGGTGGCGAGACTTCTATTGGCAGGGCAACAGCAGGTGGTTTCTTAAACTTTGTAAAAGGAAGTAAATTACTAGAGGGTGTTAATGCTAGTACAAAGATTACTCCAGAGTTAGTAAGACAAGTAGCAGCATCAGAAGCTAAACGTGGTGCTGCTTTCGGTGCTGGAGAATCTACAGTTGCATCTTTAATAGATACAGGACAACTACCAGACGCAGAAAGATTTTTAATGAGTGCTGCTGCTGGTACTATCTTTGGTGGTGGTTTAGGAGCAATTCTACCTAAGGCTACTAAGAGCTTAAGTAAGTTTGCTGGCAAGACTCCTGATGAGATAGACTTAGATATTACCAATGGTAAGATAACAGAAGAAGATGTAAATGACGTAGAAGAGTTAAACCAACTAGAGTTATTTAGTGCTGAAGATACCTCTTTGATTGATGCCTACGAACCACGCAAAGTAGAACCTACTACTGAAAAACCA